GTCTCCTCTTTGAGCAGCGCCTTCTCCTTTCATAGAAGGTGGTTGTTGTTTAGAAGCTTCTATTTTTTCGCTGACCTTAGCAGTTTGTTTCTTTTTATTTAGTTCTGCTACCTTAGGGTCAACTTTAGGGGCCTCTGTTTCTAGTAATTCTGGTTTTTTTAGAGTTAAAGTAGTGTTTACTGCTCTTTCAAGAGCATAGGGACCGTCATAACCTTGTGCCATAAAAGCATCGCGTAACTCTAGAGCCTCTTTTAGTATATCGGGGTCATGTTCAGCGCTATTTACATCAAAAATTGGGTATTGTTTCTCTAATTCAACTGCTCTAGCTTGAATAGCTCGCACTTCTGTGGATTCTTGTATGTTTTGAGTAGTAGTTTGCTGGACTTCAAACATAATTTGCTGTTTTTCAGCATTTCTAATCTCAGTTCTTAAAGCAATAGCTTTTTCTGACTCTCCATCTAAAACAAATTGCTGATATTCGGCCTCTTTTGCTGCAAAATTATACTCTGGAGCCTCAGTTACTGCCTCAACTCGCGTCGTTTGCAGCTCTTCAAGCTGTTTTTGTAAAGCTTTTTGTTTTTGAAGTACTTCATCTAGCCTAGACTTAGGTACCATTGGGGCTTTTTTCTCTTCTACTTCAACAGATTCCTCTGCAACTTGTTGTACATCTTCCTGTACAGCTCCCTCGTCTGTTGTTTCTGTTGTTGTTTCTGTTGTTTCTTCTCCTTCGTCAACTGTTTCTGTTTCTGCTTGGTCTTCAACTTCCTCTGATTGAGTTTCTTCGATCTCTGCTTCTGGTTCTTCTGTGATTTCTTCTTCAACTTCTTGCTCCTCCGTAGCAATTGTTTCATCTTCTGCTACCGTATCCTCAGAAAAATCTAAGTCAACAGTAAAACTATCTGTGCTTTGAGGTGCTGCAGCGTCTCCGCCAGGCATCTTGTCAAAGACCAGAGAGTCTTCAGTAGTTGTTTCAGTATTGGTATCTTTTGCCATATTTAACTCCTATTATTAGTTGGCTTCATAGCAGCAGTAGCTAACCTTGCAGCTGCTGCAGTATCACTTTGGTTCTTTCTCATGTCGTTAGTCATAGCTGACAAACGCTCTCGTAAACTAAGTTCCTCTCGTTTAGACTGAAGTTTACTCTGTAGTTCTGCAATCTTCAACTGTGGATCGGCTTCTGTAGCTTGTGCTTTCGCTACATTCAATGCCGCTGAAGTTTGTAAGTTGGTAACTTCAGCTTCTAATTTAGCAATTTCAAGCTGCGTGCTTCTGATTTGAGACTCCAATTGGAACTGTTGAAGCTGTATTTCTTGTTCTGTAGGCTCACCTGTGCCTTGCATCCTTCTTATACGATCTGCAATCTGAGCTTTCTGCGATAGATGAGAATACTCCACAATCATGTCGTCTGGTATAGGAACGCCTGCTTGTCTTAACTGTATTGCTTCTGCAAACTGTACTTCGTCGAAAGTATCTCTAGCCGGCATCGTATCTACTACAACATCATACTCGCCTAAGGTAAGGTCATTAACTATTGTGCCCTCTGGGGTCATAGCATTTATTGGTACAGGGATACTAGGTTTAAACGGATCGGCCTCATCTGTAATCTGAATTAATCTTTCTTCTGTGTAATACTGTTGAATAAGCTGAAGAATTTTTTCTGCTAAGAATTGTCTTGTTTTTGTAAGATTGTCCAAAGGAACTTGAATCATTAAGATTCCTCTGTTTTGTTTTTGTTGTATAGCGACACCAGAGACTTCTGGACCGTCTGTACCCAACATAGAGTCTGATACTCCACTAATCTGTTTTATATTAGCAGCGGCTTTTTGTCCGAGCCTATCCAAACCTGTAGGAATCTGGTTTGGCGGAATTTTGCTTGGGGGGGAGGATCCCCTGTTATACTCCAAAACCAAACCAGTCTCCGCGCCATGCTCTTCTAGATCATCTGCGTTCATGCCCGTCAATGATCCTGACTCAACCACCCAACCGCTATTAGCAGTAGTGTTTACAATGTGTAACTCTTGAGAACTTATTTTGTTCAACTGTTCTTGAGGTGATATTAAATTTCTTACCATGCCAAAAGGTCTACCTCTTCTAAAGTATGGGAAATAAGGCACTAAAGTAAAATGCTTATATGGAGACCAATCATCAAACAGAACTACTCTGTCTGCTGTTACCGTCCAACGAACCTTCCGGACTTTTTTTGAAACTATGTGTAATCCAAAATCATCTGCAAACTGTTCTCTTTTTTTCTTACCCCAGTCGTATGGTATCTGACGTTCGTCTCCAGTTACTGGATCGACATAGAACATACAATCTTTTAGCTGGTAATACTGACGCTCAATAACTCTTATTGATCTTACAATTCTGGCCTCTTCTGGGTTGTACGCGTAATTACTAGAATACTCATGTTCCTCGGTATCACCGTATCTTTGTTCTTGATACTCCATCGAATCAGTACCATAAGAAGTGCCCATCTCCGATATCATCCTTAACTTGTCTGCGGCTTTCTGACTATATTGTTCTTCTATCTCGTCAAGGCTCATCCACTTAGTTTCAAATATCTCGTTCCAATGACGTGGGTCGTAGTCCTTGGCATCTGGATCAATAATAATATCTAACGGATCTTTAGCTGTAATTCGTACCTCGCCTTTAAAATTATCAGAAAAATCTATACGAACATCGAACCAACCACGATCCTGGATCAGGCCATCTGCAAATACTTGCGCTTCCGTCCAGTCTAGTTTGTTGTTGTCAGCCACCTGCATGTAAACTTTTGTAAGTACATCAGCAACATCTTGCATACCACTACCACGAGGCTTGAACTTAATATCAGCCCTACGTGTACTTTGTTCTCCCAGGACTGTATTGATTGTAGGTAAAATTGTATTAATTGTTAGAGCCGGTCGACCTTGGTCATCTAACGTTGCTACATCGGCCGCGTCCCATTGTTGTCCTCTGTAATACTGATCGCATTGCTGCGCAATCTCCATGTAATCATCATGGCCAGCGTCTCGAGCTCGGGTATATCTTTCCCAATTATTTGCAGCTAAATTTTCTTCTTCAGCTTTACTTAAGGTCTTTTTCGGTTTTCCGTATGCCATTATGCACTCATTGACGATTTACGCCTTGTTGGTTTTGCTATGTATTTTAGTCTATCTCTCCATGAAGGGATATGTTCTTCTTGTTCAAAGTAGGTAGAGAACTCTGTCATCATGAGGCCAATCCACGCCAAAGCGTCAACCTGATCATCGTGTACACCATTCGGAAAACGTAGCAACTCAGCAACCAGGGGGCCAGTCCAAACCGCATCTTTTGGAAAGTATACCATGCCCTGCTGCATCCTACCTTGAATTGCTCTAGCTCTAGCTTCTTTATCACGTCTCCCCACTTTAAGATCTTTAAAATACGCCTCATATAGTTTACGCTCTCTTACACGTTTTTCCAAGAACGGACCAATAGCCATTTCTATATGTCCTTTTTCTATGCCTACAATACTAGGCCTCCATTGTTCGTAAACATCTAGTATTTTTTCTACAAGCTCGAATCCATCATACTTGCCACGTATAACATCTACCACAAAAATTTCATCATATTCACTTACACCAACTACTACGCCTACAGAGTAATCGTTCCTGTCGCGTTGTCCGATCGCCAAGTCCCACGCACAATAATATTTTAATTTATCAAACTCTAGGTCTTCGGAGTCGTAATAGCGCACCATGTCTCTAGAGAAGTAATCACCCTCATCAGATACTGGATTCTGTTGGTACAGCGCCGACCAATCTCTCGGACCAATAGCTTTACGTATTTGATCCAGGGCATCTTCATTGTAACGTTCTGGATGCAACGCCTCTCCAGTCTCGCGATACTCTTCATCTACCTCAGCTATTGCTGGATATTTAACCACTTCCCATTCATCCGCGCCGTCTTCTGCTACACGCAACAGCCTACCTGCAAGATCGTCATCGTGCCACCTTGTAAGAATTACAAGTATGCCACCGCCTGGTGACAAACGGGTATACGCCGTACTTGTATACCAGTCCCAGATCGCATCGCGGTTGTTATCGGACTCTGCATCTTCACGGTTTTTTACAGGGTCATCGATCAGCAACACATTCGCACCTTTACCTGTGATACCACCACCAACTCCCGCCGCTACGTAACCGCCGCCCGTGGTCGTGTTCCATGACTCAACGCTTTGCGAATCTTTATCTAGTTTTGTTTCTGTAAATACTTTTCTATATACATGTTCTCTTAATAGATGACGCACCTTCCTAGAAAAGTTCATGGCCAAGGATCCTGAGTACGAGCAACTAATAAACTCATGATTAGGATGCCTACCTAAATGCCAAGCAGGAAACGCCACACTAGCCAAAGTAGATTTGCCATGTCGAGGCGGCATAAACAACATCAACCTGGGCGACTCTTTGTTCTCAACTTGCTCACTAAAATTTTCTAGACGTTTACATATATCTTTATGCACCCATCCCGCATGGTAGTCAGGATTAAATTTTTCTACAAAAGGTAGTAGACGTTTTCTGGACAAGATACGGAGCGCGAGTTCTTTCTCCGCTTTTTTCTGAGCAGATATTTGTTTTTTAGTTTGTTTTTCTTCTTCCTGCATTTGGGGAGAAGCAATTTGTTCTGCAGCATCCGCTTTGCAATACACACAGATACCATCAGTAGGTATCAATGTATCGGGGAATAGCCCCTTACATTTACTACATTCTAATTTCTCAATCTGCATCGCCTGGTTCTAAATAATTTTTATCAGCGCCAGCAAGTTTTAATAATTCAGCATCCGATAATTTTTCTAACTGTTCTACTTTATCTAAACTAATATTTATTTGCGTCGCATTTTCTGGAGTAAATAGACCGTGGAGCTTGCACAGAGAATCGACAACATTTTTTTCTTCGGTAGATGTCGCTGCTTTTCTATGCGCTTCGAGGTACATCGTGGTCGCAGTATCTTTGTCGAACTTAACTTCTTCGCGCATCTCGTTCCGTAGATACTGCAATGCATTCTGAAATTTTTGTTGTTTAAAAATAGAGTACACTCGATCTATGTCAGAGTACCCCGCAGCACGGCCCGCGGCCGCTTTACTCATGCCACGTAAGTGAAATAATAAGAGCCGTTCTTCCTGTAACGAAAGCTCGTTTAAGTGTATTCCAGCATATGGAAAATGAGATTGAAGCTCAGCTCTATCGGTCTCAGTCACAATATGAGCTTCGTCTTTTTCTTTAAGAATTGACATGAGTCGTCATTTTGCAAAAAATTTTAAAAAAAGTACAGCATAACAGGCTCACCTCTTCTCCCC